GAGAATAGGCGCGGTCAAGGTTTGATCTTCCGCTTTGGTATGCCTTCTGTGCTGCTGCTTCCTGCTGCTGCTCCAACTGCCGGATCTGCTTCTCATAGGCCGCATAAATATCTGCAAGGCTCTCGCCGCCGGTAAAGGAAGGAAAGGTAAAATCAAAGTCTGCAAAGGACCCGCCACCAACGTTTCCATATCCGGGGGGTGGAGTAGGGTTTAAAATCCCGCCCCGCACCATGATTGTTCCATCGTCATTGATTGTAGTAGGGTATCTGCTTTGACTTTGAGAAGGCGGCGTAACCGGATTGAGGATTCCACCGCGCATTGTTTCCATGCCACTGTTATCGGTGCCAGCGTTAACGACACGATAGGTCTCTCTCTGACTAGGCGGCGTAACAGGGTTTAAGATACCACCGCGCATGGTCTCTCTCTGCTGACTGCTAGGGGGTAAAACCGGGTTCAAAATACCACCCTGCATTGTCATATCCGGAGTAGTCGGATAAGACGGAGTAACGGGCTGTACCTGGGCCGAAACGGAAGGCGCTGCAGAAACCGTGGGTGCAACCGTCTTTCTCTGTGCCTGAACAGCCGGGTTTGCCAGCAGCCGGTTCATAGCGTTCCTCTGAGCTGCAGCAGAATATACACTTGCTGACGGGCTATAATTTGCCATTTTTTCATCCTCCTATAATGATCGTTTGCATCTTCATAAACGACTTCGGGCCGTAGATTCCATCGGGAACCAAATTGTTTTCCTGCTGCCACGATTTAAGCGCAGATTCTGTAGCCGGTCCAAAACTTCCATCGACCGCTATAGCGTAGCCGCACTTTTGCAAGTCGCTCTGCAGTATCATCACTTCCGCGCCTTTGTTCCCTCTTCTGAGCGTAGGTTTCGCTACTTCGTGATTTTCCTTCAATGGACCATACCACTCGGACACGTCCACTCTTCCGGGGATCCCTGCAAACTGTCCTTTTGACGTATACTGCCACCCGTCCTTATTTCCGGGATAGGTACACTTGCTGGCGTACTGTGCGACCCAGTGCGGATATTTTAAAAGCCGGCTGTCGTCGAGTCTGTCCTTAAACCATGACGTACTCGCATAGACACCGGCTTCAATTCCGTATATTTTCATCCCTTCCAAAAACTCAATCAGATAGGTTGTGCGGTCTGCTTTGCTCAGGTTGTCGCTCCTGCCGAGACCGAGCGGATGTGACTTTTCAGAGTCAGCAAACACCGGGAAACTGATATCCTCACCCGATAAAAGGTTTGCAACAAAACCGGATTCTTCCCTCGCTTCGGAAATGTTGATAGCGGTCGGAAAGAAGTACACACCCCACGGGATATGATATAGCTTGCACATCTTCTTGAATTCCAGAAACTTCTTGTCAACCACAAGGGTTCCGGATCTTCCGTACCCACGATACCCGCAGCGGATAATCACTCCGTCGCACTCTGCTTTTACCATCTCCCAGCTCGTAGGAAATGAATTGTGACTGGATAAATCAATTACTTTCATGCTTATCTGCCCCCTCTCCTTCTTCGTCCGGTATCGCGGATTCTCCGATATCCTCTACACGATGTAAAAAGAAGTTCACGGCCTTCATGATAAATCCCGGAAGCGGCACACCGATATCTTTCAGGTTTTTCAGAATGGAGAAAAATTCATTGAAGTTAAGCCACAAGGCCACTGCTATTGCCACGATGATCGGAAGGTGGAAACTGTCATTGAAGCTCTCTGCCGCATAGTCCAGCATAAGGTCAATCATGTAGCCGACCAGCACAAGGATCCACTGGCCGATTTTTTTGGCAATCCCGCGCAGACCTATCTCCGGTGAGAAATGCTCGCCACGGCTTTTTGCAGCCATGATCCCGGTAAGATAATCCAGGATATTACTCAGTACAAGTACATATACGGGGATAGCAAGTATCCCCAGCCATGCGGTCAGCGCACTAAATGCGCCTACTATTACGGCTTTTATTGATTTCTCCATTGTTTTTCCCTCATAAATAAAAAATCAACGCACAAGGACAGCCCCAGTAAATACATAATACTTTCCTGTAACGATCTTCGATATATTTCCGACATTTACCGATATCTTGTTGCTGCCTATCGAATATCCCAAAAAATCAGAGGGGGCGCCAAATCCGTCTGTAATCATGCACAGGCCTATTGATTGTTGCTGCAAGAATGAATAACCCGTTGTGGAAAACACATCAATTGCTGCGCTGGGTGTCGCCGAAAAAGTAACCCACAATGAATAAAAAAGCACATTCCCATAAAGATAAAATGACTTTTGCACCGCTGTTGCCGTGCTATGTAAGGTAAATTTAGAAGCAACATTCTTAATTGTTGACAAATTAGAAATGAATTCATTATTTACTTTGCTTCCATACTTTCTATGTAACATTATTCAGTCGCTCCTTCCTGCCAAAAGATTCTGACTGTGATAACCGACGGGGCATTGTCGAAGTAAAGGATTGCCGCATCCGTGGTACTTTCAATCGCCCAGTCTCCGTCAAAGGTTCCGCTTACGATATTTGCGTCCACCCAGTCCGTAGCGGCCATACCGGAAATGGAAACGGTCTGCTGCACGGTATACTCCGGATAGGTGCTGGAAGCAATCGTTGAATTCACCGTGACGTCTTTGTATGTTACGCGACGCTTCGCAGAGATCGTGGTTCCGGTAATATCAATATCATCCCCGGCCGTAAGTGTATCCTGCTTGTCTGCAAGCAAATCATCCACCTCATCCGTTGTATAAGCATCCTCGATACCATACCCAGCAAGCGTCGTAGCGCTGTCCTGCTTGGCCGAAATCGCAGTCTGCAGTGATTCTGTCGTCTCTTTCATTAAGTGGCTTGTAGGGGCTGTCAACGTGCTTGTACTCTGTGTGTCGGACAGTCCGTAGCCCTGTGAAAAAATCTCGTAGTCGTCAGAGTGTTCCACCGGCGTTACGCCTGTCACGGTACGCTTGACGGCGTAGGTGCTGCCCTGATAATACACAAGGTCAAGGAATTCATAGGTTTCTGTAGGATCGTACGCTCCACGGATTGTAAATCCTATCTTTCCTGCATCATTCATTTAAGATACCTCCCACATAAGGTGCATGGTTGACGGGTTGACAACAAAATTAAAACGGCCACCTTCCCAGTACAAGTGTCCGTCCGTAAAATTATATATGACATTCGGAACGTTGGTTTCCACCGCTTCATTGATTGTGGTCACAACGTTATCAAGCGTATCTGCCGCTTCTGCTGCCGACGCTGCCGACTGCGTGGCGTAGTATTTGGAATTGTTCGTTTCGCTTCCGTCCGTGGCAGGATCGTTCGGACCGACGGCCCACACCTTCGACCGCTGGGCCTGTGTATAAGCATTGTCGGCGTAACCGTGTGCGTCGTTCGCATATCCTTCTGCCTGACTTACTCCGATACTGATAGCAGCCAACGCTTCGGTGATCTGCTGCTGCACCGCTGACAGTTCACTTTCCGTCTGCACATAATACACACGGATTGTCATTAGTTCGCTCAAAATCTGATCGTATACACTAGGCGTTGGCGTTCCTGGTTGGGATGCTTCGTCGTAGATCGTGCTGTTGATCTCCACTTGCACACTGTCAACCGTGACAAGGTTGCCACCGAAAGCGGAGACTTCCATCGTTCCGCTCGTCTGCAGACACTCATACGGAACGTCGCACCGGCCATCACTGTCAAGAAGCACCGCATAAAGCTGTCCGTCTTTCTTAAACAGTGCCGTCTTACCGACATTCTTCCAGTCATTCCCGGAAAAGATAAACCGTGCCGTCAGCATATTCTTGGAAAGTGCCACGATATACTGTTTCCCGGTATATTTGATTTTCTGATTATTGATCGAAAAGGTTAATTCCATACGATAATCTCACCCCCGATCCTAAATGGAAAGCTGAGATATGGCTTCTTCAAGCTGAGATAACCGGTATTCCACCGACTGTCCGTTTGAAGTATTGATATTGTTCGCACCATCCGTGCTGTTCAGTACGTCTGCTATCGCGTCTACTCCGTCACACGCAAGGTTTCCCAGTCCGTCAAACCTTCCCTGCATATCCGCAGTGGATAGTCCGGGCGTATCCGGAAGCCCGGTAACACCGGTTGCAGCCCTTGCCGCGCTGTTGATTTTAGGAATTGCCATTTTATACCACCTTTCTACCCTTTGTAGTTGCCGTTCTCTACATACTCGATACCGATTGCAAAGATACCAAAGCTCTCGTCTTTCACATCGTTCGCAAAACGGAATCTTGCCTTATCCACCTTCTTAAGCCGCATCTTTGAAGTTATCAGCTTGTCGCTGTTGTCGCTGGAAAACGTCATAAGCGAGAAGGAAAGCGCAGAGAACATAAGATATCTCATGGAAGACGCATCCTCTTTTACAAGGCTCCACATTCCACGCTTGTAACTGTAGACCTTCATAGACGTACGGAAAGCGCGGCTCATTTGCACGGCCAGGTATCTAAAGGTCTTATTCTTGTAGAACAGATTGCCCGTGATATCCGGGGTCTCCCATATTGCTTCAATCGGCGCTCCGTCGTCATTGTAGCTTTCAGGCACATCGGGATCCGTAAAGAACCGGTACACCTTTCCGTCTTTTGTCGCAAAGAAAAGCGTTCCGTAGTCGTTCCACGCCACTCGCGCAGGAAGGTTCGTCCGGTAAAAGCCCGCATACTGTCTCGTGGAATACGGGATATCACCAACCGGAGCAAGTGCTTGTAGTCCGTCAAGGATATAGGCACGGTCCTCAAAAATCAGGAAATAAAAGTCTTTGTATGTAAAGGCATAAGCGTTTTCAAGATCCGCTTCTGAAAGCAGCTTGCCGTTCAAATAAAAGCTCCTACATTGACCAAACTTTTCGCCGGTTACATCTGTACTGGTGATTGCATATACGCCCAGCTTCGTAAGGAACAGCGGCTCATTCGCAAGATAGGAAAAGGACCGCTTCGCTATAGCTGCTTCACCCTGCAGACTTCCGACCGTGGCGAAAGATGTGATATCGTTCACCTTTGTACTCTGACGCAGGAAAACAGTCTGATCGGATTCCTTGCTGTCCTTAAAGGTTGCAAGGTTGTTGTTAATCATGCAATACCCGACTATCGCGCTCTCTGAGCTTCCTACTGCGCTATAGCTGGTATCCGGGAAATAGGTCGGATCGTTGACGTCGGAGTGCCAGTCATAATTTCTGAATTCCGGATTGCCACCCAGGAACAGCCGGTTTACGTCTCCGTTCGTTCCAAACTTAATGCCAACCGTGGTCTGCTTTACCCTGTTCCCGTAGGTCGGATCGTTCCGGTATGCAGTGATACGAACATTATCTTCTCCGGTGATCGGGCTGACCGGCGGCGATGACACAAAATTGATAATGCCGCTTGCATAGTCTACGGTGTAGTCCGTTCCCAGTGTCTTTACGATAAACACACCGGAATTGTTCATAACCTCGACTTTCGGCGGCTTTGAGGAATTCAGAGTGCCAAACGAAAGATGATAGGCCGTTGACGTTCCATCACTTAAGAAAAGCTCTGTGAATCCGGTATTTAAAAGATTGATCGCATTGTAGCTTGTACCACCACCGGAAGGGGCCTTTGCAATCGTCACAACCGGGATCGTGGAATTCTCTTCTACATTCGCAAAAGTCGTTCCGTCGTATGTATAAATCCCTTGCCCGTCGCAGATATATAGGACCGCACCAAACTGATACGCTCTACTGATTGCATCATTGAGTGAGCTGCTTAACGTGGACTTGACCTCGTAACTATACGTTACTACCTGAGTGCTTGGGTCCGTTGTCTCTTTCAGCTCCACCTTGTACAGTTTCTTGCCGATATGGAAAAGTTCAATCGTTCCGCTTGCCGTGACCAGCACGAAACGACCATTAAACTTTCCACCCCCGGCATCCGTGAATACTTTTGTGTATCCCATGCTCTTACGGATCTTGCCGGGTACGTCTCTGATAATGTTCTTGCAGTTTGGACTTTTTGTTATATCAACCGCAGCCGGGCTGTTGGTGAAGTCTGCTCCTAAAAAGTTATCCATGCGGAGTATGCTTCTCGCCGGGCTAGGCGGCACTTCAAAATGTACTGCCATTAAATCCACCCACTTTCGCTATAGAACACTTCTCGGCCATAGGCTTCGTTGCCCTGTTTCAATGCTTCCAGCCCGATTTCAAACTCATTCCGGTATGCCGTTGCTATGCCGTTGTCGTCGTCCTTGTACAGAACAGACGCCATATAAACCGGCAGCAGAACGACCACTTCCGGATCCAGCGGAAGCACATAGTTATCCTCGGTCTGCGTTGAAATAGACGCAGGGTACGCCTGATAGTAAATCACATAGCTTCCCGGTTCACTTCTAGGAAGCGCCAGCGTTTTGCCACCCTCTAAACGATACATTCCTTGTGGCACTTTGTTTCTCTGCGTTCCGTCGTCATAGAATACCTGATCGTCGTACAACAGATAAAAGTCGTCCAGGATATCCGAAAGGTTGTATCTAGTGTCTTTTGAGAATTCCGGGATATCGTTCGGATTGTCATACTCGGAAGCATACAATGCGATATTCTTTACGGCACACGGGAATTCACTTGTAAACGTGATCGTTACTTCCTCGCCTTCATCGTTTGAGAAGGACCCGCGATACTCGGTATAGGTTCCGCGACTCTCCGCATCGTTCGTCTCAACGACGGTATCTCCGACCTTTACGGTGTAGGCCGCGCTTCCTGCAAACTGAAAATAGTACGCTTTCGCGCCGACCGCAGAATAAGTCTTCTCTCCCTCGACCTGATCTATCCGGTACCCTTCCTCATTTCCCAAAAGGTTCGGAACAGGATAGTGCGCTATGGCATAACTATTCACGATAGGCTTACCGGCCGTGACAAGTCTGTGTATTCCTTCGTTGGCCGCATACGGCATAGCCGCTATATAGTCCTCGGTACTTTCGTCCGTAGGAATCGTGCTGCCTTCTGCTGCAAACATTTTCTGCAGTGTGGCCAGCTTAATATCTCTCCACGTCATTCTAACAGCCATAACTCACTCACCTTTCCCAGTGCTACTGCTACGCTTCCGCTTTCTTTGCTCTCGGCTTGCGTGTCTTCTTTTCGGGTTCCGCTGCCGGTTCAGAATCAGCGGTAATAGCGGGTTTCGGTTCCGCTTCCACTCTTCCGTGGCATACCATTTCGGAGATAAGCCCGGACATATTGCTTCCAACCACCTTATAGGTGTTTCCATCACTTACAAACGTGTCGCCTACTTTCATCTCGATCCTTTCTCCCTTGAAAAAGGCCGGGAACGTTTGACCGCTCCCGACCCATATTTAAAGACTTGTATCGCATGAAACGTTTTATTCCAGCGTGGTACCGGTCGTAGCGCCGCCCATGATAACATGGCGCCAGTTGAAGAAGCCAGCACCCATACGGAAACGACCGGAGTAAATCAGGTTGTGATTGTTGATGTTGACATCTTCCTTGACGTCAAGCGGGGTTCTGTCAAAGAACATGGATCCCATCAGTTCCTCGTTTGCTTCGTCGGACATGATGATATAAGGGTTGGTTCCTGCGGTATGCTCCCACAGAGGGTTCACAACCAGCTCCCACAGATTCTTCTGCGTGTTAACATCGTTGTTAGCGCTGCCCGTCACCAGCTCGGAACGGATAATTCTCTTGATCGTCTCTTCCAGCTCCCAGCAGTCACCGGGAATGATGATCTTGTTCGCATTGTAGCCCATCTTGTTACCGGAATCATTCTTGAAGTTCCGCATGATGTTAGCCAGGCGAATCAGGATATCCACGGAGAATGCGTTGGTGAAGACGTTGGACTGGGTAAGCGTGGGATCCTTCTTTGCAGGGTGATCCGTTGCGAAAAGGGCCTTCGCGTCGCCGGTCGTTCTGTCAAGGGTAGACTGCCCGCCGTAAGAGAACGTGGTGCCTTCTGCAGTCAGCATATTGGTAGCGTACTGCGCACGGGATCTCTTGTAAGCCTTGACGAAGTTCTTTGCCTTCTGCTTGATAAGGTCAACGTTGGAATCCTCGACGATGGTCTTGGTGATCTCCATCAGCTTCATAAGCTCTTCATGCTCAATCAGCTTCGGGAAGGTCTCCTGCAGATCGTCCTTCACTGCGTTGCCACCCTCACCGGTGATATTGAAGTCAGAAAACTCGGTCAGACCGGTGTTCTTCTCACCGAATCTCTTGGACTTGCCGACAGTGAACATATCGCCCAGCAGATCGTCATACCGGTTCTTGTCCTTGTCTGCATCCATGATAAACTGACGCACAAGCGGCGCCCACTGGTTCCACAGGTCGTCATTCAGACCACTGGATTTACTAATTGTAACAGCCATAATTGTTATCTCCTTTTTCTTAGGTGATGGCTGCGTTATACTTTGCGGTCAACTGATCCATATTAAGACCCGGATACGCTTCTTTCCATAAAGGAAGTACCTCACTCGGAATCGGAACCATCGTTCCATCTCCGGTTGAAACGCCCCTTGTCGTTTCAAGGTGGCTCGTTGACTTCGCGTTATTGATCGCAGCCTGTTTTGCCGCAGCAGTTTGTCTGCCCGACAGTTTCTCGCTACACGCCAGCCGATAAGCGTCCACAAGGTTAAGCCCATGCTTGGAAACATACTCAAAGATTTTGGGATAATCCGGTAATGCTTCCAGGTCTGCAAAAGACTTGATATCCGGGTCCATCTGTGAGACCGTCTTCAAGTCTGCTTCCAGCGCTCTCTGTGCTTCTGCTTCCCGGTTCTGCGTAATGATCGCCTGAGCTTCGCGGATAGCCGGGCTGTTGTTCACCATCTCGTCAATGATAGACGGGTCAATCCCTTTGCTCCGCAACTGCTGTTCCTGCTGTTGGCGCTTCTGAGCTTCCAGCGCTAAAAGGTATCCTTCTGCCGAAGTGATAGGCTCGCCGGTTACGGGATTTGTAAAGTTCCCAAACTTCTCAGCAAACATTTTGTTCAGCCGGTTTACCTCTGCTTCGCTCTTACGCCTTGCAGCGGCGAATCGTGCGTTATCCTCTGCGCTTTGTGTCGGAGTAGCGGCCTGTTCGGTCTCCGTTTCGTTTACGGCTCCCGTCGTTTCCTCTGCTCCCGTTTCCGTCGTTTCGGTAACGCTGCTTTCGGTTTCTGCTCCTGTTGACAGCTCGGCGGCTTCTGTCTCGTTTACGCCTACATTTACATTCGCTTCTTCCATTTCTGTATTCCTTTCTATTGGATTTTTACGCTCTTCCTGCGAATTTTTATATGAAAAAAGCACTGGTCAAGGGACTATCTTATCCCTCGGCCGGTGCTTCTTCACCGAAAAATAAAGGTTGTTCGTTCTCCACTTTCTCAACGACTGCATTGAAGTCCGGACACTGCGGATTTCTGCACACCATCTCATGAACCATATAAAGACGGGTTTTTCTCTCCGGTGTATCATCGTCTCTTGTCACATAGTACGATTTCCCGATCCTGCACTCAACCTTACATTTGGGGCATAACATTTTCCATTCCTCCCATCTGCGGATTAGCCTGTGCCTGTGCTAACTGCTGCTGCATCATGGCGATTTGCTGCATCATTCTCTGCTCTTCCACTTCTTTGACGTACATTTCCTTGATCTCGGAGCTGTTCGGATAGTCGTTCTTTTCAAGGAACGTCCAGTATTTAAGCAGCGTGTTCGGGTCTCCGATGGGTCCGAAAGCACCCGCCTGATACTTTAGGTCGATCATCTGCCACAATGCTTCTCTGTTCATCATAATCGTAGACGTGGGATCCGTGCCGAAAATGAATTCATCATCCCAGTAGAATTCCCCGGCTGCATCCATCTTTAAGAAGTCGTAGCGGTTGAAGTGAGAGAAGGTTGCTTTCCCGTTTTCGTCCTTGCCCGAAAGTGGTATGGGCTGGTCAGCATAGGCCAGCATGAATTTAAAAATCAGCCGGTAAAGGTCTGCATAAGCAACGTTCTTCATAACGCGCTTACTTTCGAGACGACCCGCCGCCTGATTGATAGAGTATTGTTTTGCTGTTCCGGAAGTAGCACTGCTGTCGTACTTGCCCTGGTAGGAATCCGTGATACCTAAAGTGGATCTCGCCCACTCGTAGTTCTCCGACAACATGATCCGGTCCATCGTGATATCTGCCTGAATGTTCAACACGTCGATAAGCGCTTTGTCGTTCGGGCTTCTCAGCTTTACGACCTTAAGCTCTTCGTCCGTGGTGTCAATCTTGGCCTGTGCCGGTAACGTTACAATGGAACCACCTTTCAGAATCTTCTCCTGCATCTTGGATCCCAGCTTCTTAATAGCGTCCTGCTGGTCCTCGATCACGGCCACGTCAGAAGTTCCCAGCAGCTTACCGGCCCTCGAAACATTCCTTCTGAGGATAAGCGGAAACTCGTTCGGCTTGTAGTACGGAATCTTAACCTTCTTGGTCTTCACCTCTTC